TGCCTTTGCTGACCCAGAGTTCCAGAGCGTAAACGTTACTGGCGCTCTTACGGCTGGCAGCGTGTCGTCGGCTTCGGTCACGGCAAGCGGCGATTTGTTTATTAAGTCGGCTACGGTAGCGGCGACGGGATCGGCACAAGGCGATGCTGCGGCGGTTACCTCGGGCTTTACGCTCGTTTCGGCTGCTGATGGCACGAAGGGTGTTGTTCTTCCGGCGGCTTCTGCCGGATTGGTTTGCATTATCAAGAACAACGCGGCGGCTGCGCTGAAGATTTACCCGGCTTCGGGTGATGCTATCAACGCGCTGTCGCCGGATGCTGCGTACTCAATTACCAACGTCACCTCGACGATTTTGGTGGCGTACAACAGCACCACTTGGTACAGCGTTCCGCTTGTAGCCTCGTAATATGCCGAATATCTACCTTCGTCACGCCACACACGGCGCGAAAGTCGCAATCTCGTGGTTGGAAGCGCGGGAAGATATGGAGCACGGGTGGGAAGAGTTTGACCCTTCTGACCCGGATGATTCAGAATCGCCGGCGTCGGCAGAAATGCCGGCGTCGGTCGATTCCGACGCACCTAATGCTTTACGAGCCCGCCGCCGACGCAAGGAGTAACTGATGGCTACCACCGCTGCTGACCAGATCAACGGTGCGTTACGTCTGATCGGAATGTTGGCAGAGGGTGAAGTGCCTTCCGCCGCTACGTCCCAGGACGCGTTGACGGCGCTCAACCAGATGATTGATTCGTGGAGCACGGAGCGATTGGCCGTGTTCTCGACGATTGACCAAGTATTTGACTGGCCGCCTAGCACTCGCGTGCGCACGCTAGGCCCTACCGGCGACTTTGTAGGCGAGCGCCCGATCAAGCTCGACGACGCCACCTTTTTCCGTGATGCCTCGACCAACGTGTCGTACGGCATCAAGATCATTAACCAAGAGCAGTACAACAACATTGCGGTCAAGACGGTCACGTCTACCTACCCGCAAGTGCTGTGGTACAACCCGACATATCCCAACATCGAGCTGTATTTGTATCCAGTACCCTCACGCGTACTGGAGTTTCACTTTGTGTCGGTGCGCCCGCTAACCCAGCCGGCCGCGCTGGATACTGACCTTGCTTTTCCGCCAGGCTACCTGCGCGCGTTTCGCTACAACTTGGCGTGCGAAATCGCACCGGAGTTTGGTGTGGAACCTTCGCCGCAAGTGCAGCGCATCGCGATGTACAGCAAGCGCAACCTCAAGCGCATCAACGATCCGGGTGACGTAATGGCGATGCCGGCGGCATTGATGGTCAACCGCCCGCGCTTCAATATTTTTACTGGAAATTTCTAAGTGAAAACGCCGATCTTAGGGTCGTCGTACGTCATCCGGTCGGTCAATGCCGCCGACAACCGGATGGTCAATCTTTATCCCGAAGTAGTGCCAGAGGGCGGCAAGGAGCCTGCCTATCTGCAACGCTGCCCCGGTTTAACTTTAAAAACAGACCTAGGCGAAGGCCCTATTCGTGGGTTGTGGACACTTGGCGATTATCTGTACGTTGTTTCTGGTGATAAGTTTTATCGCCTTGACTCTAGTTTTGAAACCGAAGGGTTTTTGTTACTAGAAGATGGGTTTGAAATTTTGTTAGAAGATGACGGCGGTATCCTTCTTGAAGATGCTGGCGTCAATTACATTGGCGAAGTTTCTGGCACAGGCCCGGTGTCGATGACCGATAACGGCACGCAGATATTTATTGCGGCTAATCCTGACGGGTACATCTACAACAGTCTTACGGAAGTATTTGCCCAGATTACTGACCCAGACTTTCCGGGCGCTGTCACGGTCGGCTACCTTGACGGTTACTTCGTGTTCAACGAGCCGAATTCGCAAAGAGTGTGGGTAACACAACTTCTTGATGGTCTTTCAATCGACCCGCTCGATTTTGCCAGCGCCGAAGGCTCGCCCGACGGCTTGGTGTCGCTGATCATCGACCACCGCGAGGCGTGGCTGTTTGGCACCAACTCGGTAGAAGTCTGGTACAACTCAGGCGACCCGTTGTTTCCCTTAACGCGCATCCAAGGCGCGTACAACGAAATCGGGTGTATTGCACCGTACTCGGTTGCCAAAATGGATAATTCCGTTTTCTGGCTAGGCGCAGACGCTCGCGGTCAAGGGATTGTCTATCGAGCCGACGGCTACCAAGGCGTTCGCATTTCTACGCACGCCGTTGAGTTTGCCATTCAAAGTTACAGCAACTTGGCCGATGCGGTGGGTTACACCTACCAGCAGGACGGTCATACGTTTTACGTGCTGAACTTTACCGACGCCGACACGACATGGGTGTTTGACGCAGCTACCGGCGCTTGGCACGAACGCGCAGGGTTTCGCAATGGCGACTTCAAACGCCATCGCGGAAACAACCACGCCCGCTTCAACGGCGTACCGATTATTGGCGATTACGAAAACGGCAAACTGTACGCGTTTGACTTAGACGTATACGCCGACAATGGGCAGACCCAGAAGTGGCTGCGTCGTTGGCGCGCGTTGCCGACTGGCGCTAACGATCTAAAACGTACCGCTCACCATACGCTGCAAATTGATTGCGAGACGGGCGTTGGCTTGTCGGGATACGCCTTTACTGACTTGCAATACCTTGGCTCTGAACTGTCGCAAATCTTGCAAACGGAATTAGGCCAAGACATAGTTTTGGATGTGAATTACACCGTTGGCGCTGATCCGCAAATTATGCTGCGCTGGTCTGACGACGGCGGTCATACGTGGACGGGCTATAGACAAGCGTCAATGGGCCGCGTTGGTAGATATGGCGCACGCGTGTTTTTCCGCGCTCTCGGCATGACCGTAAAGCTGCGTGACCGCGTGTATGAAATTAGCGGTACTGATCCGGTTAAAGTCGCCATCATGGGCGCCGAACTGCAACTGAGCCCAACCGGATCATGACGCAGAACATCACGCAAATTCCTGCTCCGCGTGTTCCGTTTATAGACGAACGGACGGGCTTGGTTTCGCGTGAGTGGTTTCGCTTTCTTAACAATCAGTACCAACTGACCGGCGGCGGCACTACGTCTACCTCTATTGCCGACCTTGAAATTACCCCGTCGTTGGCGGCTAACGTCGAGGACGAGGTTGCTGTACTGCGTGGGAATATTGACGATTTGCAGAAAGGGCCGCCTCGGTTTGAGCCGGGGCTAATTAACTACGGGTCGTTTTTCTCAACGCAAACGCAAGCCGCCACCGTCATTAACACGGCAAAAGCCATTACGTATAACAACGCCGACCCAGCGTATGGCGTGTACCGCGATCCGGGTGATAGCAGCAAAATTAAGGTTACTCGCCCTGCTATCTACAACGTACAGTTTTCTATTCAAGTTGATAAAACTTCGGGCGGTACGGGGCGGTTGTACATTTGGCCTGCCATTAACGGCATAGCGGTAGCCAACTCGGCGTCGTTGATTCAGATTCAAGGCAATAACGCTGAAATCTTTTCGGCGGCTAACTTTTTCTTACCGCTGTCAAACGGCGACTACTTTCAGTTGTACTTTTCCGTAGACGCCTTGGACGTGCAGTTGCAGCAATTTGCCGCTGCTGCGCCCGTTCCAGCCATACCTTCTATCATTTTGACTGTTATGCAGGTGTACGTATGACCGTTTACCTTTCAGCCTTTGCTGGCGCCGGAGCGCAGTTCTTTACCGACGACAACTCAGTGCTGTCGGGCGGAAAGATTTACACTTACGCCGCTGGCACCACGACCCCGCAGAACACGTTTACGTCTGTAACGGGATCCACTGCCAACTCTAACCCTATCGTCCTTGACTCGGGCGGCAGACTGCCGGAGGACATGTGGTTGTCTGAGGGCGTGAGGTATCGCTTTGTATTGACCGACTCTAGCGACGTGCAAATTGGCACGTATGACGACATCGGCGGTATCAATGACATCTCCACCGAATCGGTTGCGTGGTCAACCATTACCGGCACACCAACGACGGTGGCTGGATACGGCATCACCAACGCCCTGACGACGACGGCTGCTGCGGCAACGTATGCACCGATTGCCTCGCCCACGTTTACCGGCACGCCGCTTATCCCTGATAACGCCGCGACTAGCGTTAATTACGCTGTGGGTTATCGAGAGGCTCCGCAGAACAGCCAAACGGCTAACTACCAGTTGGTGCTGGCAGATCGCGGCAAGTCCATTTTGATGAACGGCTCGTCGCTGACGCTGACTATTCCGGCTAACGGTACGGTCGCGTTTCCGGTTGGCACCGTGGTTATTATCGTCAACCTCAACGCTACGGCGCTCTCGATAGCCATTACGACCGACACGCTGACGCTGGCTAACAGCACCACGACCGGCACTCGCACCCTCGCGCAGAACGGCTTGGCGACCTGCGTCAAGATTGGCTCAACTTCGTGGCTGATCAGCGGAGCGGGATTGTCCTAATGGGCGGCGCTACCCTAGCAGCAGCGATTGCAGGCACGACCGGAGGGTCTGGCGGCGCTTTCGATTTTGACTCTGGTTCTGGATCGGTATCCATTCCCACTGGAGCCACAGGCGCAACCATCGAGGTATGGGGCGCTGGCGGTGGCGGCGGCTACGGCACGGTTACGAACATCTTTGGCGAGTTTGCCTACGAGCCGCAGGAAAACCCCGGTGGCGGTGGTGGTGGGGGCGCTTACGTCAAGACCGTATTGGTGCTAACTGGCGCGGACACTAATAAAACTATTTTGTACACTGTCGGCGTCGCTGGCGTGGGCGGGTCACTTGGCGATGCGGTAGGCGGCGCTGGCACTCAGTCAGTGGCGTATGCCGGAACGTATGCCCTGCCGGAGATGATCGCGACAGGCGGTTTTGGCGGCTACGGTGGCATCGGCATTTACGGTAGCCAGCAAGGCGCTGGCGGCACGGCGTCAGGCGGCAATACAAGCAACGACAACGGCAACGGTGGCGCTGCTTTTACTCAGACAGGCGCCGCGCCCAGAGCAGGCGTAGGAAGCCTTACAGCGGGCGGCGGCGGGGACGGTGGCGATCCGGTAGAGGGCGGTGCTGTTGGTCTGCCTGGGTTTAATGGCCGCGTCCGCATAGTATTTACATAGGTGACACATGGCAGTTAACGTCAAAGTCCTGATCCCGGCCAAAATCGCCGAGAACACGCAAACCACGCAATACACGGCGGTTAACGTGTCGACCATCATCGACAAGTTCACGGCGACCAATTACAGCGCTGCGGCGGCTACCATCTCGATCAACCTCGTGACGCAGTTTGACTCATCAGGCAACCAGAACTTGATCATCAAGGCCAAGACGCTGTTGCCGAGCGAGACGTACACGTTCCCCGAACTGGTCGGCCACGTCCTGCAATCGGGCGGGTTTATCTCGACGATTGCCGGCACGGCCTCTGCCATCAACATCCGCTCGTCAGGGCGAGAGGTGTCATGATCGTCCGCCCCGCTACGCTCGACGACCTGCCAGCGTACATGCCGCTGGCGGTCGCGTTCCACGAAGCCTCGCCCATCCGCCAGGCTATTCCGTTTAGCCCGGAAGGGTTTGCCGACTTCTACACGGCGGCCGTTGAGAGTCAGAACATGGGCGTCTGGCTTGCCGAGCAGGACGGGCGGATTATTGGCGTCTGCGGGGCGCTGGTATACCCCATGTACTTCAACCCGGACTATTGGGTCGTGCAGGAGCTTTGGTGGTACTTGTCCCCCGAAGCGCGTGGACATGGCGCGGGCAAGGCAATGTATGATGCAATAGACGCGTGGGCGACCGAGAAAGGGGCGTCGGCGCTGTTTATGATTGCGTTAGAGGACGAACGAGCGTCAAAGATGGAAAAGCTGTACGTCCGTCAGGGCTTTCAACCGATGGAACGTACGTTCTACAAAGAGGTCGCGTAAATGGGAATCGCAACAGCAGCAGCAATCGCCGGTAGCGCCCTTGTTGGCGCCGCTGCGTCCCGTAAAGCCGGTAAGGTTCAAGAGAAAGCCGCTAAAGACCAGGCCGCAGAACGAAAAGCCGCGCTTGATCGGCAAGAAGAGTTGTCGCGTCCATATCGCGAAACCGGCATTGAAGCGCAGAACGCGCTTGCACGTATGGCCGGTTTAGGGACTGACACCGGCGCCGCCGACTACGGCATGTTGGGCCGCCAAGTAGACCTTATGAACGACCCCGGTTTTAATTTCCGACTGCGCGAAGGCACAAAAGACCTTGACCGACGAATATCAGCAGGCGGGCGTTTGTGGTCAGGCGGTGCGCTCAAAGCTGGTCAACAATACAGTCAAGAGCTTGCCTCGCAAGAATATGGCAACGCGTTCGATCGCGCGATGCGGTTGCGCGCCGAGCGGGCTAACGCGCTTGCCGGTCTGTACGGTGGCGGCTTGCAAGCGACGACTGGCTTCGGTCAGGACGTGGGCGAATCCGCTCGCACCGTTGCGGATCTGATGACTTCGGGCGCTGCCGCTCGTGCGTCAGGCTACATCGGCGGCGCTAACGCGCTGAACAACGCGCTCAGTATGGGCGTCAACTACATGAACCAGCGCGACCTGATTAACCGCATCTATCCGCAACAAGGCGGCGTTATTCCGGGTACGTCAGCGGGCGCGGGTTCCCCCGTGTACGCTGGCGCTCCACGTTCTATCTATAACGTCGGCCCGTAAGAGGGAGGCACTATGGCCCTTGATCCTCGCATCGCGCTCGGCGTTCAGCCGGTACAAATTCAATCGCCGTTCGAGTTGGCAGGCCAAGTCTCGGCGCTACGAGACGCGCAGCAGCGCAATCAGTTGGTCGAGATGCAGATGCGCGAGTCTCAGCGCGCGCTGGCCGAACAAAACGCGCTGCGCCGCGTGGTGTCGGCGCCTGGCTTTTTTGATCGCCCGGACGCGCTTGAGACGGTGGTGGGTCAGTTTGGCGAGACGGGCGCTAAATTAGTCGAGGCGATTGGTAAAGGGCGTAAGGCTCAGACCGACGCCGCGCAAACGGAACTTGAGAATAAAATTAAAAATTCGCGCAGTCTCTACGACATTTTGGGCACCGCCGAAGACGACAACAGTTGGCAGGGAGTCTACAACCAAGCAAAAAGCGCGGGCTTAGACTTGACCGGCGTTCCGACTAAATTTGATCGGTTGTGGACTGCTAATGCTCGTCAACAAGCGCAAGGGTACACCAAGTATCTTGAGAATCAGCTTGAAGAACGCAAAGTTGACGTATCGGAAGGCACTCTGCAACAGAGCAAAGATCGTCTTGCGTTTGAACGCGACCAAGATCAGTGGAAGCGCAACAATCCTGAGTACGACCTGAAAGAAACGGCGCTGGGGTTTGTGGCAGTTAACAAGCGCAACCCAAGCGACGTGCGCATGGTGACGGGTGGCGATGGTAAGCCGTTGATGGGCGCGGTGGGTCAAAAAGCTACTGAAGATCAGCTCAAGACCGCGTACAACGCAAACCGCATGTTGTCGGCGGGCGACGTTATCGGTAAAGCCTTAAAGGTCAACCCTAATGCGGAAAAGCCGGGGTTTTGGGAAACGGTTGTCGGCAACACGCCGTTTATTAGCGGCGCGGTCAACTTTACCCGCGACGACGAGCGCCAGCAAATTGCTGCTGCACAAATACAGTTAGCTGATGCGCTGCTGTATCTCGCCACAGGCGCGGCGTACAACAAACTGCAATACGACAACAACCAAGAAGCGATAATTCCGCAGTTTTCAGATGGCGCAGGCACGATTAGGGCCAAGCGCAAGCTGTTTCTTGACCAAGTTGAGGCCGCTAAAAATAGATCGGCGTCCGCTTGGACGGACGAGCACGAGAAGATATACAAAGACATGCTGCAGATGTACGACACGCCGCTGGCGCCGCCGCCAGGCGCGATTAAAGACTTGATGGCGGATCCGTCTCCCGAAGCGCGCAAAGAGTTTGATGAAGCCTTTGGTGAGGGCGCTGCGGCTAAGTTGCTCAAACCCAAGAAATAGGCGGCATAAACCATGGCCGATCCGTACAGCTTCGCAAACTTGGCGCCGAACGAAGTCGCTAAAGCTAAAGACTTGTTCCGCGCTTACGGCCTTTCTCCGTTGCCGCTTGAGCGCGGCGCGGAAGGTTTTGACGTGCTGCCTGCTAAGTCTCGCGAGCAGTTGTTTAAAATCATTCGGCAAGCCGAAGCGCCGGCGGCCGAGAAGTTTGACGTGACTGTCACTGGCGAAGGTGGCCGCCCTCTAGGCACGGCCCTGCCCGGCCCTGCTGCAGCAGAGCAGCCAAAAGCCACAACTAATCGGTTTGATAAGTACATCAACCCGCCGGAGGAAACGGCGCCGGCGGCCGCTCCTGCGGCTACTAACCGTTTTGCTAAGTACCTCGACGAAGGTCTACCCGCACCTCGCCAGCCAACCACCTTTGGCGAAGACATGGCGACGATCGCGCGCGAAGTGATCAATCCGAACGTAGCGCCGTATGCAACGGCTGCGGGCGCTGGCTTTGCTTTGGGCGGCCCGGCGGGCGCCGCCGTGGCTACAGGCGGCTTGTTAGCGTCGGACTTGGTGGCTGGCGGTATTGTTAATCCGGTGCTGCAAGCCTTTGGTCGACAGCCCATGATGACGCCTTCTGAGGCCATCAACGCGATGTACGGCCCGGACATTGTTGCGCCTGAAGCGACTTCGAGCGCTCGTCGGGCTTTCCGTACTATGGGCGCGTTCGTAGCTCCTACTCGCGGGACGATTGGCGCGGCGCGTGGTCTTGTTGATGACGTAACCGGCAACGTGATTCGAGGCGAACAAGCGCGAAACGCGCTGGTAGAGCCGGGCGTTACCCGTAACGTCTTAACGACGTTAGCCGAAAAGCCAGGCGTGCAGACTGCTTCTGCTATCGGCGCGGGTACGGCGGTCGGTGCAGGCCAAGAGGCCGGCGTCACCGATCCATTCCAGCAGTTGTTGCTCGCCGCTGCGGGCGGTATTGCGCCGTCAGCTATCAGCGCTGCAGCTAAGCCGGCCATACGCACCGTCTACAACATCACCGAGCCGTTCCTGCCAGGCGGCGCCGAGAAGGTCAAAGCTCGCGCCTACCTCGAAGCGTTCGACAACGACCCAAACAAAGTGCAGCAGGCCATCAACCTGTTGGAGCTTGGCACGCCGCCTGAGAAGGTGGCGACCGCGCTTAACGCGTCGGGCTTTGCCGCGCTGCTCGGTAGCGCACGCAACGCCAACACGATCGTCAAAGACTTGTACTTGGCCCGCGACTCAGCGCTGCAGCAAGGCCAAGCCAATCAGCTCGCCTCTGCCTCGCGCAGCATCAACGCGCTGCGTCAAAACCTTGACGAGCAGCAAAAGAACCGCCTGCTCGCGCTATCGGAGCAAGACGAGATGGCCCAGCGCGCCGTGCAGCGCGAGCGCGAGCGCCTGGCTGGCGGACTGCCGAAAGAGAGCCAGCGCGATGTGGGCCGTACGGTCACAGAGCGTCGCGCCGGTGAGCTGGAGCGCGTACAGCGGGAGGTTGTGCGACCGGCGTATCAAGCCGCGTTCGAGGCCGCGCCGGAGCCGTTTAGCTTTGCCAACGTTGAGGCGGTCGCGCAGAAATTAGCAGGCGAAACCGGCTACTTGTTTAACCCTGAGCAGGCGCCATACACCGCCGATGCGATCGCCGCCTACCGCTCCAAGGTCGTCACGCCGCGTGTGGAGGCCGATGCGATGGCCGGCTTGGGCGGCGAGCGCCCGCCGGCAGAGGTGCAAGTGCAGCCGGCGATGGTCACGCTTGAAGACGCCGACACGTTCATTCAAGCGCTCAACGCCGACATTGGTAGCTTGGTGCGCAGCAACGATCCGGCGGCCAACAAGACCGTGCGCAACCTCATGCGCTTGAAGACCGCCGCCATCGAGGCTATCGAAGCCGGCACCAAGGACACCGACGCCGCCGAGTTGTACAAAGCCGCTCGTGATGCGTCGCGTATTCAAATACGCGAGCGCTTCCGCACCGGATGGGTGTCTAACTTGGAGCGCCAAGGCGCAACCGGCCTGCAGCAGCTCGCACCGGAAGCGGTCGTTAAAACTATTCTCGAAGGCGAAGACAACGCCATTCGGTTTGTTGCCGCGCTTGGCGAAGACAAGCTCGCCGTCGATGCGGTGCGTCGCGGCATCGTCGATCGCTACCGCCGTGAAGTGGTGCGCGATGGCGTGATCAATCCGGCCAAGTCGGCCGAATTCATGCGCAAGTACGACGACGCGCTGCAGACGCTCGACAGCTCAGGCGTCAAGATCATTGACGACTTGCGTCAGTTTGACCAAAGCGCCGCGCGACTGGCTGAGGCAGGCGAAGCCGCATCGGTGCGCGCCGCTGCTGAGTTTGAGCCGCGTCAGCGCGAGCTCAAGGAGCTGGAGCGCCGCGCTAAGACGCTCTCGACCCGCGTCGGTGTCGCGCCTGAGAAGTCAGCCGAGAAGCTCGGTGCGCTCATGCAGTCGTCAGATGATGTGGCGACGGTCGTTAACCAGATCCGTCAAGACTTGCTCGACAAGCGCCGCTTCAAGACGCTGGTGCGCGAAGGTGTGGCGGCTGGCGGCGGTGTGCGTGAGCTTACGGCTGAACAGGCCGGCCCCAAGCTGCAAGTGTTCGACCAGCTCTTCACGTTCGCCAACTTCCTGCTCACCCGCGCTCAGGGCCGCGTCGATGCCAAGCTGGCGGTCGACATCGCCCAGGAGATGCTCAACTCGGATCCGGCTGCGAAGGCGCTGGCTGAGGCGATGGTCAAGGGCAAGCGGTCTGAATTTGGTGAGATGCTGCAACGGCCAGCCAGCCGTCCGGGGCCGGGTGCGGCAGTCAACGTACTGGCGCCGGTCGTTACAAACCAAAATGCGCTCAGGGAGTAGGCGTGGACAGCGTACAGATGCTTTTTAACATCATCATCGGTGTGGCGGCGTTCTTCGGTGGGTGGATACTGAACAACATCAGCCGCGCCATTGAGCGCCTGGACAAAGACGTGCGCAACATGCCGCACACGTATGTCACGCAGTCGACGTACCAGCGCGACATCGACGACATCAAAAACATGCTGGGCAAGATTTTTGACAAGCTCGATGAGAAGGTAGACAAATGAGCGAAGACATCGAATTGCTGAAGGTGCAGATCAAGGCTGAACTGCAACGCTTGGAAGCCCACAGCAGCGCCAAGGATGTAGCTGGCAAGGCCATTGGCAAGGATGGCCTAAAGTACATCACCGCCATTGTGGTCATTGGCGTCCTCTCCAGCCTTGCGCTAGATAGCGACAAGATTGCCGCTGTCATGGGTCTGCTCGGTGCCTCGCTGACGGCCCTAATCTCCATGCTGGCGTCTATTGCCGGTACGGTAGAGAAAGAAGACAAGCCTGAGTTTGGCGTAATCAAAGAGCTGATCGCCAAGCTCGACAAGCTCGATCGTAAGGAAATGCCGATGCGCGTTGACGTGGAAGACGGTCACGTCATCGTGACTAAGGGCGATGACGTTGTGAGGGCAAGCAAATGATGACCATGATCAGTACCTTCCTCTCGTTCCTTGCGGGTGGTTTGCCCAAGATTCTGCAAATCTTCCAAGACCGGCAGGATAAGAAGCATGAGCTTGCGTTGGTTGCCGCACAGAAGGAGCGTGAGTTGGCTTTGGCCGAGCGTGGCTTTATCGCCCAGGCTCGCGTTGAAGAGATCAAGCTCGAACAGATCCAGACGCAGACCGCATCTGAAGAGCGTCAGTCGCTCTACAACCACGACATCGAGATCGGCAAAGGCGCAAGCCAGTGGATGATCAATCTGCGCTCGTCGGTGCGCCCGGTTGTCACCTACATCTTTGTGCTGGAGCTGGTCATCATCAACATCGCGGGCATGTGGTACGCGTGGAACCAAAACGTGCCTTTTGCGATCGCGCTAGAAAACGTGTTCAGCGACGATGAAATGGCGATTCTTGCCAGCATTATTGCCTTTCATTTTGGTGGGCGTGCTTTTAGTCAAAAATGAAAGTTAGCCCCGAGCTGATAAAGCTCTTAAAACATCACGAGGGCGTGAGGCTACGCCCGTACCAGTGCCCGGCGATGCTTTGGAGTATCGCCATAGGCCATGTGATCGACCCTTCACACATCGCGGTGAAATATGCGGATCGGAAGAACCTACCGATACCCCCAGGCTGGGATCGCCAGCTCTCTATGGGAGAGGTGGACGCTATCCTTGCTCAAGACCTTAGCCGCTTTGAGCGCGGCGTGGCCCGACTTTGCCCTGGTTCTGTTAATCATCAAGGCCAGTTCGACGCCTTGGTAAGTCTGTCCTTCAACATCGGCTTAGGTAATACCCAGCGCAGCAGCGTCCGTATGCGCTACAACCGTGGCGACATCGAGGGCGCCGCCGACGCTTTCCTCATGTGGACAAAAGCGGCCGGGCGCGTGTTGCCCGGCCTCGTCAAGCGCCGCAACGATGAGCGGGCGCTGTTCCTCAGCTCTCAGTTCTGAAGCTCCGCGAGCAGCTCTTCGCGCTCCCTCGCATCGCGCAGCGCACAGAAGCGCTGGTGTAGCCGCACTAAGAACGTCACGCGTGGCTCGACGCGTCGGCGCTCTAGCTGCATCAGGTACTTAACCTCTTCCTCGCTCATGTCGGGAAGGGCTTTGTTCAGCTCGTGCCAGTTCATGTTTTCAGTTCCTCCAATGCAATATCCGATATGGCGCGCTTGTCGTGCAGCGCCGCCCAAATGCGCTCATCAACCGTCGAGTTGGTGATGAGAATGTAGACCCACACGTCGTGCGCTTGGCCGCTGCGGTGCAGTCGGCCGACCGTTTGCTCGTACTCTTCGAGCGACCACGGCAGCGACAGGAACACCATGCGGCAGCCGCCATGCTGCAGGTTCAGCCCATGCCCTGCCGATTTAGGGTGTATTAATAACAGCTCTATTTGCCCTGCGTTCCAGCGCTCTATCGCCTGCGGGTCGTCGATCGTCGCGGCCTGCGGGTAGCGCCGGCGCAGCTCGGCAAGCTGTTCAACAAAGTTATACACGATGATCGTATTCGCTCGCTGGTTCCCTTCGAGCACCTCATCGAGCAAGTCAAACTTATGCTCGGCAAACCACACCGGCGTTTGTGACGCGGTGAACTTGCCCGGTCGCGTCGGGTCAGCCTCGCGGTGCGAGTCGTAGACGAATCCCGAGGCCATCTGCTGCAGCTTGCTGGTGACGGCGCCGGCGTTCATGGCGATGACGCGCGCGTCGGGGAAGTCGTACAGGAAGTCTCGCTTCATCTTCTCGTATGGCTCGCGATCGGGCAGGTCGCAGCGCATCTCGACGACGTGCAGCGGCGGCAGCTTGTCCTTGTACTGGCCGGGATCTAGCAGAAACGTCGCCGGCTTGATGCGCGCCATGACCTGTTCCAACGAGCCCTTGCGCGGTGCCCACTCGCCGTATTCGCGATTGAGGCACACAAAATACTGTTGCAGGAAGGCGCCCTTGCTACGGCCAAGCAAACCCTGGTCGATGATCTTGCACTGCCCGAACACGTCTTCGAGGCCGTTGGACGTAAAGGATCCGGTCAGGCCCCAGCGCAGCTTCATCGGCTCGACGACCTTTTCGAACGCCTTGAACCGTTTGCCGCTTGGGTTCTTGAGTCGCGTGAGCTCATCGAACACGACGCCATCGAAGTTGAGCTGCTGCTCGGCGAGCCACTGCAGATTGTCGTAGTTAGTCACCACGACAGAAGCGCTTGATTTCAACGCCGCTTGGCGCTGCGCCGGTGTGCCAAGCGCGACGGCGACCGTCATGCCCGGCGTCCAGATCGGTTGCTCGACGGGCCACACCTTCTCGCAGACGCGCTTGGGCGCGAGCACCAGCCAGCGCTTGACGACGCTCTGGGCGAGCGCGTCGCGCATAGCAGTCAGGGTGAGCGCCGTCTTGCCGGCGCCCATCGGCGCCAGCACCATCGCGCGGTCGCGCTCGAAGAGGAAGTCAGCCGCTTCGTTTTGATACGGACGCAATGAAAGCATCGACCTGCTCGATAGTCCAAATGACTTTGTATTTCTGATTCGTTTGCTGCATGACGCTCGCAAACACCTTCTGTAGCGGCGACAAACGCCCGCCCTGCGTTTTTAACTCGACGAACCACGTCTGCCCGTCAGGCAAACAGACGATGCGATCGGCCACGCCGCGCTGCGACGGCGAGCGGAACTTAAACGTCACGCCGCCGGCTACCTCGACCGCCCACGTCAAATACTCTTCGATTGTCTTCTCACGCATGGTCAGATAATAATTTACAAAACATCTATTGACAACCAATTTCGCCGCGCCTAATCTTGGCTCAAAGCAGTACAGGAGAGTCTAGTGTCACACAGTAATATCGTCGGCGGCAGCACCGCCAAACGCGTCATCAAGTGCCCCGGCAGCGTCAAGCTCTGCCAGCAAGTCCCACCGAAACCATCGTCGTCATACGCCGACACTGGCACGCTGTTGCATAACGCAATCGCGCAGATGTTGAGCACCGACGCGACGGCCGATCAGGTCATGTACGAAGAGTACAACGGCATATCGCTGACGCCTGAGTTGTTTGAAGAAAAGATTGTGCCTGCTATACAGGCGCTTAACGCCATCGACCCCGATCAGGAACTCGAGTATGCCGTCGAACAAACTGTCAGCTTTGGAACTCTTTTGCCGGGCGTGTTTGGCTCTTGCGATATTATTGGCCGTCTTGGTGATCGCGCCGTTATACTGGATTGGAAATTTGGTGACGGCGTGGCGGTCGAGGCCGAGGAAAATCCGCAGCTAATGTTCTACGCCGCAGCCGCGATGCGCACGCCGAGCTTGGCGTGGGTGTTTGACGGCGCCAAAGAGATCGAGTGCATCATCGTGCAGCCGCCCTCAGTCAAGCGCTGGGTGACGAGCTTCGATCGACTGCGCCTCTTTGAGCGCGAGCTGGTGTACGCCGTGCAGTTGTCGGAAAAGCCCGACGCTGCGCTGCATGTGGGCGATCACTGCCGCTGGTGCGCAGCGAAGCCTATCTGCCCTGAGATGACAGGCGCCGCCGATCGCGCGCTTGCCAAGCAGGTGAAAGAGCTGAACGTCGAGGAATTGAGCAAGGCGCTGGTGAAGGCTGACTTGCTTGAGGAATGGATTAAAGACTTGCGTGCGCTCGCGTTCACGGCGCTTGAGAAAGGCGGCAAGGTGCCAGGGTATAAACTGGTAGCCAAGCGTGGCACGCGCAAGTGGATCGACGAGGCCGACGCGCAGCGCGTGTTGCGTGAGCTTGGCCTCACCGATGAACAGATTATCGAGCGGTCGATGGCAAGTCCTGCGACCGTCGAGAAGGTCTTGAAGAAGCTGAAGAAGCCGTTGCCGGAAGGCATCTGCACGTCAGTTTCTTCGGGGACGACGATGGCAACCGTGGATGACCCACGGCCCGAAGTCGTACAAATCGGGCAGCAGTTGACTGCGGCCCTTAATAAACTGATGTAAAGGAGTCTTGATCATGTCCAGTATCGTAAAGTTCTCGAAAGCCGGTCTGCCTGCCGTCACGTCGCTCACGACGGCGTTGCGTCAGATGGAAAACGAAGTCGCCGCCGTTGGCACCGCCATCTTGAAGATGGACAAGACGGGTCACTGGGTCTTTGGCGCAGATCAAACCGAGGTCGAGGATGACAGCCTGTGGGCCGTCAATCCGTTTAGCTTCGTCCACGGCTACATCGCGTGGGGTGATGGTGAGGTGCTAGGAGAGAGCATGGTGTCTGTCTCCGAGCCGTTGCCAGAACCGCCGGCGGCGCCGCCGCAAGCTCGCAAGGGCTGGGAGAAGCAAGTCGGTCTGTCGCTGAAGTGCATCAGCGGCGAGGACACTGGCCTCGAAGTGCGCTACACCACCACGTCGGTTGGCGGTAAGCGCGGAGTGCAGACGTTGGCGGTGGCGATCGCCGAGCAGGTCGATAAAGACCAAGCGAAGCCGGTCGCTATCGTGCGTCTGGGCAAGGAGCACTACCAGCACAAGTCCTATGGCCGCATCTTCACGCCCGTCTTTGAAGTCGTGCGCTGGATCGGCATGGAAGGTGACGCTCCTGAGTCTGTAGAGGCAGAGGCTCCTGCGGTAACAGAAGCTGCTGCCCCCACGGGTCGTCGGCGTAGAGCCGGCTAAAGGAGAGGGAGCCGAAAGCCGTCGCCCCACCCACCCAAGCGGCGAGTAGGCTCCCGATTCTGATGAAGCGTGAACGACGCAACTGCCCCGTCTGTGGCGTAGAAACGTACGGCGGTAAAGCCTGCCGTTACCATAAGCGCGTCTATGACTGGCACGAACGAACAGCGCGTGAGCGACGTGTGAGCTATTGGGCGCACATGATCGGCGAGCTGATAGACGAGGCGAGAGCAGCATGACCAAACCGTCATGGAAAAACCTAGTCCTGACGCTGGAGCAGTACCGCGTGCTGATGGAGCGCAAGCGCTGGGCACGCATTAACAACGAGCGCGTGCGGTACAAAGATTTAGTGGAAGCTTGGGGTATCAAGCAGCACCACATGGCGACCGCCGTGTTTCGCGGTATCAAACAATACGACTACATTCTGTGGAAAGAACAGCAGTGATTCTGTGGGTCGACTTCGAGACGCGCAGCCGCTACGACTTGAAGGTCGGCGGCGTCTACAACTACGCGCAGGATGCCAGCACTGAGGTGCTGTGCATGTCCTACGCGTTCGACGACGAGCCGGTGCGCACTTGGCTCCCGATCCATCCGTTCCCTGAGCGCGTCGCCAACTTCAAAGGCCAGATCCGCGCACACAACGCCGCCTTCGAGCGGCTTATCTTTTGGTACGTCCTGCAGCTCAACTACGACTTGACGCAGTTCTACTGCACCGCTGCGCAAGCGCGGGCCAACTGCCTGCCCGGCAGTCTTGAGGACATAGGCCGTGCGCTTGGCGCCGGTATGCGTAAAGACCATCGAGGCGCGGCGCTCATCCGCCAGCTCTCGATCCCTAAGCCCGACGGCACCTTCCGCAGCGACCCAGACCTGATGGCCGAGATGATCGCCTACTGCGAGCAGGACGTGCGCGCCATGCGTGCAGCGAGCCAGGCCATGCGTGACCTGTCCGATGCGGAGCTCGCCGACTACCAAGTCAACGAACGTATCAATGACCGTGGCGTGCTCGTGGACGTGCTGCTCTGCAGAGCCGCCGTCACCTACGCCGAGCAGGAGCTCACCGACATCGAGCAGCTCGTCGTCGAGATCACCGAGGGTGCACTTGTGTCGGTACGCTCACCGCGTATGCGTGAATGGGTCGCCGAGCGACTAGGGCCAGAGGCTCGCAAGCTCATGACCGTGTATAAAGACGGCGAGAAGAAAACGTCGATCGACAAAGCGGTGCGCGCTAACTTGCTCGCCGTCACCGACCCTGAGCAAGTGCCGCCCGATGTGGCGGACGTTATCCAATGCGCTGACGATCTGTGGGCCTCGTCTGTCGCTAAGTTCAACAGGCTCGCCAACTTAGCCGACGTTGAGGATCACCGTGTCAGAGGAGCATTTGTATTTGCTGGTGGAAGTGCCACGGGGCGCGCTTCAAGCTACGGCGCCCAAGTTCATAACTTCACGCGTCGCACTCTTGGAAACGCTGATGCCGTCCGACATTCAATGGTCAGAGGTCACAGTATCGTTCCAGAATATGGGCGACGGGTTACAGATGTACTTAAAGGAATGTTGCGACCCGCTCTCATCCCCGCCCGAGGTCACGTTTTCGTCGTGGCCGACTGGTCAGCGATAGAAGCCCGCGCGACGCCGTGGCTGTCCGCCGACCTGCAGGCCGACACCGTGCTCGATGTGTTCCGCGCAGGCGGCGACATTTACAAGCGCGAGGCCGCCGGCATCTACAACACCACGGTCGAGGCCATCACCGACGAGCAGCGCCAGATCGGCAAGGTCGCCATTCTCTCGCTTGGCTTCGCCGGCGGCATCGGTGCGTTCGCGGCGATGGGTCGTGGCTACGGCATCTTGATGAGCGAGTCCGACGCGCAGCGCATCGTCAACGCCTGGCGCCGTGCGAATCCATGGGCGCTGCGCTACTGGGGTGCGCTAGAGAACGCGTACATGCGCGCCATGCGCAATCCCGGCCACGAGTTCAGCGCCGGACGCGTGACGTATTTGTACGACAAGTTGCATCTTTGGTACATGTTGCCCAGCGGACGCGTGCTCAATTATCCGTTTGCACGCCTCGAAGAGGATGGCGTATCGTACTTGAAAGCCGCATGGAAACCCGCAGCCGACGCGACCGAATGGCCTCGCGCTCGACTGTGGCGTGGCCTTGCGTGCGAGAACATCACTCAGGCTACAGCGAACGATCTACTGCGCGAGAGCTTGCGTGAGCTGGATCGTCGAGGGCTGTCGGCTGTCCTGCATGTTCACGACGAAATTGTGTTGGAGTGCCCCGAAGACGCCGCCGATGCGACGCTCGCCACCTTGCGCGAGGTCATGTGTACGGCGCCTGCGTGGGCTGAGGGGTTCCCGCTGAAGGCCGAAGCCAAGGTCATGAAGCGGTACGGGAAATAAAAAACCCCGGTGGGAGCCGGGGTCAAAGGTCTAAGGAGATTTAACGATGCTAGCCTTCGTCGACTATTTAGCACAGGCCGCGCCGGAAGGCGAGACAATTCTACTTGTGCGCCAGAAGCCACGCATGGAAGACGGCGCCCCGGCGCTGCACGGCGACGGTACGCCGAAATACACTTGGCCGCCGTGCCTGCCCGAGCGTTACCGCGAGGACAAGCCTGCCGCTTGGTACGGCAACACCGCGCTCTTCGTGCTCGATCGGTTCAAGGACGGCAAGCTCTCAGCAGGCACCGCGTTCTCGAAACACGTCGCGTTCATGGTGCTCGATGACGTGGGCACGAAGTCGAAGATTCCGCCTCTGGAGCCGTCATGGAAGATCGAAACGAGTCCCGGTAACTACCAGTGGGGCTACACGTTCGACTACGACCACCAGCCGACGAAAGAGGATTTTGCCGCCGCGATTTTTGCGATTGCCGAGGCCGGTTACACCGACAAGGGCGCGATCAACGCCGTTCGTAATTTTCGCATCCCCGGCTCGATCAACTTAAAGCCTGGGCGCGACAATTTCCCCGCGCGCCTCGTTGAGTTTTCTCCTATCCGGTTTTTCACTCTCGACCAAATCTGCCGAGAGCTTGGCGTTACGCCTGCAACCGCTGACACCGCCTCGTATCAGCCGCTTCATATCGAGGACGACGGCAACGACGCCGTGCTCGCCTGGCTTTCCGAGCAGGGCCTCGTCATCAACCCACCGAACAGCACCGGCTGGGCGGGCGTTGTGTGCCCGAACCACGCCGAGCACTCCGACAACAACCCAGAAGGGCGTTATCACCCGGTTCACCGCGCGTTCGATTGCTTCCACGAACACTGCGGCGACTGGAACAGCGAGCGGTTCCTCCGTTGGGTCGAGGCCGAAGGCGGCCCGGCAACCGGCTACGGCCTGCGCGATGAGCTGCTTGCAAAGACGATGGAGTCCGCGCTCTCGAAGATTACGCCGACCGACTCGTATCCTGACGCTGCGCAACAGGTCATCGAAGAGGTGCGCCGGCGTGAGCTTGGGCGACTGACTAAGAATGAATGGTACGAGCGTTTCGCCTATCTGCAGGACGACGACGCGTACTTTGATATGGTCGAGCGCCGCGAAATTTCGCGCGGGACGTTCAACGCACTTTTCCGTCACGTTTCCTCTAAATCCATACGCACCGGCCGGGCCATCGAGGCGTCCATCTGCTTCGATGAGCACCGCCAAGAGAAGGGCGCGCACTCACTCGTCGGCGTCACCTACGCGGCGGGCGAGGATATTCTCGTCTCGCGTGCTGGGCTTGTGTACGGCAACCGTTGGCGCAACGCGCGCCCGGTCGTGAGCGGCGGCGGCGACGTGTCGCCGTGGCTTGCACACTTCGAGCACATGATCCCTGAGCCTGCCGAGCGCGCTCATGTCCTAAACGTGATGGCCTATAAAGTCCAGCACCCTGATGTAAAAATAAATCACGCGATATTACACGCCGGCCGGCCGGGCTCCGGTAAGGACACCCTCTGGGCGCCGTTCTTATGGGCTGTTGGTGGGCCTCTTAACGTAAACGTGTCGATGGTGCGCAACGAAGAGTTGTCGAGCCAGTGGGGCTACGCGCTCGAAGCTGAGGTGATGGTTATCAACGAGCTGCGCCAAGCTGAGGCCAAGGATCGCCGCGCGTTAGAAAATCAGCTCAAGCCTATTATCGCCGCTCCGCCTGAGCTTCTGCCCGTCAACCGTAAGGGTCTACACCCGTACGACGCGCTGAATCGCATTTTCGTCCTTGCGTTCTCCAACGAGCGCGCCGCTATCAGCTTGCCTTCTGACGATCGTCGCTGGATGGTCGTCTGGAGCGAGGCCGAGCGTCTGCCTGAGCGCGACGCGGCGCGTCTCTGGGCTTGGTATAAGGCCGGCGGTTTCGAGCAAATTGCCTGTTGGCTTTCCTCCTACGACGTTTCCAAGTTCAACCCCGGCGCCGTCCCACCGATGACAGAGGCCAAGGCCATCATGATCGACGCCGGCATGAGCACGGCCGAGTCGTACCTCGTCGAGATGATGCGCGCCCGCGCGGGCGAGTTCGCGCGCGGCGTGATCGGCTCGCCGTTCCACGCGGTGTGCGATCGCGTCGCCGGCGCCATGCCTGCAGGCGTCAAAGTGCCGCAGTCGGCGCTGTTGCACGCGCTGCGCGAGGCTGGCTGGGTTGACTTGGGTCGCGTCGCGAGCGGCGACTACCCATCGAAGAAACACTTATTCTGCGCGCCCGATATGGTCACGCGCAGCAAGTCGGAGCTGAGGCGCGCCGTCGAACCGGCCGCGCCGCCGTCACTCGCCGTCGTTAAATAGCCACGCGCAGATGACCGCCACGATCGCGCCCACTAGCAGCGCGGTCACGTTGGCGGCTCATCGCGCGAGGGCTCCAGCCGGTGCAGTAGCTCGCGCTCTAAGGCTTCATACCCTAGAGCGCGAGCGGCTACCGCCTGCAGCATGATCACGGCGCGGCTACACGGCGCGCAGGCTAGGATGCCTTCGAGCGCCTGCCGGTAGCGCTCCGCGCGCTTGTCTGGGCTCTCCCATCGCGCCGCGAGCGGCCCATGCGGCACGTCATCGGCGCCGAATAAATCGCGCAACTCGTCGTCTGATATTTTCGCCATGGCTCACCAATAGTCGCGACCCGAGCGCTTCGCGCCCCATGCGGGCGGCGGTACGCTCGCCCATTCTCGCCGGCGGTAGTCATCACGCCGGCGCCAATAGTTCAACAACCATCGAAGCATATCTCAGCGCCTCTTTGCCTGTTGTATCAGCTCCGTCAGCGTTTTCAACTCGCCGCGCAAGCTCTCGAACGCCTGGCGCTCCTGCTCCGCCCAGGCGTCGCCCTCGATGCGAGCGCGCGCGTACTCAGGCGGCGGCCATGGGTCGAAGCCTACGCCGTCGCATGCCCAGCATGTGACCGCGCCGCCGTCCTCATCGACGGCGAGCGCGTCATAGCCTGAGCCCGCGCAGCACGGGCAGCGCTGGCGGGCTGGCGATGTAGGCCGGGTCATGGTGCACCGCCAGTGGCGCGCTGGATGGCGGCGTGCGCGGTGTCGGCAACGGCAAAAATTAACTCGAGCGCTTCATCGCGCGGTAGGCCTACTAAATCGTGCGTCGTGTCATGCAATATCGCCTGCAGCGCCTCGAGTAGCGCCGGCGCTGCGGCGATCAGCCGCGCGTCCGCCTCACCCATTGGCGACGGGTCGCAGACTGTCGCGCCGTCGGCGTCGACGATCATGCGATACTGCGGCGGCGCATCCGGTACGTTGTCCGCCCAGTACCATGGGCCGGGAGTGTGCGCGCTCATGCCGTCACCCTAGCGCCGGGCGCCGTGTAGAACTCATGCCAGCCGGGCATATCCGCAAACGTCTTCACGCTGTAGAGCACGCCCGGCCGGGCGCGCGGCATTTTGCCGACGATCGCGACCCGCTCCATTTCGCTGCGATCGCGCGCCGCGCGGCGAATCATTTCGGCCTGGCGCCAGTTGTCGCATACGATCACGAGCACGTTACGCTTGCCGACGCACGCGCCCCAGCCACTCATGAAACGATCAGTCATACGCACGTATATCTTGCCACTCATGTTGTGAGTCTCCGATAGATTAAAAAGAGGGCGCCCGCAGGCGGCGCCCGAGTGGAGCAAAGGTTAGGCGGCCGCCGCGACGGCGCCCGGCGCCGCCAGCCATGCGGGATTATCAAACGAGGGGCGCGTCGGGTATCGCATGGGCATCAGCACGCCGACCGCATCGGCGGGCAGTAGCACGCGCGCGGCGCCGTGCTCGCCGTTGTAGGCGAGCGCTGGCGACTCTGTACCGCCCAGCAGCTTGTGCATCTTGCCGAACGCGGCGAGGTAGTCCGACTTATATTGGCCGGGCTCATATGACACCTCGAGCGGCACGACGCGCCGCCAGTCGGGATAGCGCCCGTCGACCAGCGGCGTATGCGCGACGGCGCCGCCCGCGAAGACGGTCGCCGTCGGCGGCTTGCGGATGGTGACGCCGGGCCGGTCTGGATCCGGCGTCGGCGCCGGCGTGAGCACCTCGATGGTGACGGGCAGCGACTTGTGCGTCGGCTTGATGCCTTCGAGCGCCTCGCGCGGCAGGATGTACTGACCCGGCACCAGCTCGCCGGCGTCGTCGGCGAGCGCGAGCGGCACGGCCAGCAGGATATGGCCGTTGGTGGCGACGGCGACCGCATCGGTCGCGCGGACGTCGATGCAAACGCCGTTCAAGTAGTACCGAATATCCGCCTTAGCGGCGGCGAGTAACAGAGCTTTAATCGTATCGTTGGGAATTTCGAATTTCATTTTAGTGTCCTTTAGGTTACTTGCGGATGAGGTCATCGAGGAGAGCGGCGACGCCGGCCAACAGACCGGCGCCGATCGCGAGGTTATAGTCGTCGAGCACGATCGCGGCGCACAGCACGCCGACGCACGTCAGCACGATGGCATCGAGCACGCGGGTCATGAGCGCACCGCCGCGTCGAGGATGCCCGCCGGCAGGGTGTCGCTGTGGTCGGCGATAACGTCCTCGTCGCCGTTATAGACGAGCGCGATCGACCCGACGCGGCGCCCGCGCCCATCGAGCAGCACCAGCAAGTCGCTGCCGGTGGTCGCGAGCGCGCCGATAATCGTCGACGAGTTATAGCTGCGAACGACCACCGCCTCGCCACCGCCGAACGCGTCGTCGATCACGGTGATCGAGTAGCCGGCGGCAAGCGCGCGGCGGACTAGTCCGCGAATGATGCGGAATTCGATTTCAGCCATAAACTCAGGACGGGCGCTCATGAGCGCACCGCCGGAACATCGTCAACATGCGCAAGGCATCCGTTGAACATGACGACGCGATCGGCGAGTCCCAGCTCGACGACGTGAGCGAGCGCTGCAGCTTGCGTCGATCCTTTGCGGGCGCTGCGGTGGATGATCGCGATAGTGCGCGCGGCCAAGTCGCGATAGCCGGCGTGCGTGTAGTACGCGGCGAGGTTGAGCTGGTGTCGTTCATTTTTGGTCATGATCATGTGCTCCATTAGGCTAGTTAGTTATTCGACAAGCGAATCTGAACATGGAACGCGGCAGGCTGTCAAACATTATTTGATTGGGTCATTTGGGTCGTGTTTGGGTCATGGGATCGAGCTCGATGACCCATGAGCGCGAGCCTTAAAACATAGGGCGCGAGATGCTTTTGGGTCATTTGGGTCATCGGTTTATCTTAACTTAAGAGCTTTATAACTACTGTATGTATAGCCAGTAGTTTACGCCGCGTGAGCGCGCAATGTTTCAGCGCTCCGACTTTTTTCGCGTGACAAAATGACCCAAATGACCCAAAGCC